AAAGCGTTAGTGTTCTCTTTCGACCAAGAAGGCGGGCACTTAGAAGGTCGGTCAGTACTTAGAAGCGCGTACAAGCACTGGTTTTACAAAGAGAATCTTTACAAGATTGACGCTATTCAGAAAGAGCGTCACGGTGTTGGCGTGCCGATCATTAAGCTGCCGCCTAACTTCACTGAGCAAGACAAAAACGCTGCCCACACTATCGGTAGAGACTTAAGAGCTAACGAGAAAGCTCACGTTGTCTTGCCGCCAATGTGGGAAATTGAGTTTGCTCAGTTACATGGTCACAACGTCAATGTCATGCAAAGCATTAGCCACCACGGCATGATGATTTACGAGAACGTGCTCGGTGGCTTTATGAACCTTGAGGCTACCGCTGCTGCGTCTGCTGTTGTTGATACGCAGGAGCAGATGTTCATGCGCGCTACTAGGTTCATTGCTGACATTATCAGGGATACCATCAATAAGTACGCGATCCCACAGCTCGTAAGATGGAATTGGGGTATCGAAGAATACCCCGAGCTTAAGGTTCGTAGACTCGGTGACACTGTTGACTGGCGCACGATTAGCTTTGCCCACAGAAACTACATTGGCGCTGGTGTCCTTGAGCCTGACGAAGAGCTTGAGCGCTGGGTGCGTACTGAAATGGACCTCCCTGGTAAGGACAAGGGCACGGTTAGGTCCGTTGACAAGCCGCAACAGCCAGAAGTAGACCTACCAAGACAATCTACTGCTGCTGGTATGGATACTGGTAGCGGACCAGAAGGAGAAGACGTGTCGGGTGGTGGAGACTAATGCCATTCGTTGAGATGCAAAAGCTTCTTCTGGACGAAGGCGACAATCGTACTTGGATTCACGCTATTCGTCCTGGGAAGTACAAGCACCCTCAGCACGATACTCTGGACTTTTCTCCAGACAAGCTGCGACAGCTTGCTGATAGTGTCAATAACAGAGCCAAAGGCATTGACGTAGCTATCGACTACGCTCATAACAACATGGGCGAAGCCGCTGGCTGGGTCAAAGAGGCTGTGGTGGATGAACACGGTCTTTGGCTACACGCTGAGTTTACAGACGAGGCTGCCGATGCTATCAGAAAAGGCAAATGGAAGTATTTTAGTCCAGAGATTGACCCAATTTGGGAAGGTCCTGATGGTAGCAAGCGCAAGAATGTACTATCAGGTGGCGGTCTTACTAACAGACCGTTTCTTAAGAACACTGAACCTTTGAGGTTCAGTGAACCGACAACGGAGGAAGGTACTATGGAGGAGCTTCTGGAGGCTCTCCGGCAGCATTACGAGCTTTCGGAGAAGGCTACTGAGGAGGAAGTCCTCAAAGCCTTTAACGACTCTATCAATAAGGAGCCGCAGAGCCTTGATGAGAGTGCTACCGTCACTCACAGAGACGACGGTACCATTCAGGTCCAGGTTAGTGGCTTCGACGGCGAGCTTGTCGTGACCCCACAGGCTGATGAGTCTGTCGAGGATGGCGAGCTTGCTCAGCTTGCAGAGTCGAACCCTGCTATTAAGCAGATTCTTGATGAGCGTAAGAGAGACAGAGAGCGTCTGGCTCGTCTTGAGATGACTCAGACTCTGGCCGAGACTAACGATAGACTCGACCAGGTTCTTTCTGAGGCTAATGTTACGCTCGGTCCTGCGCAGAAGAGCGAGCTTACTTCTACGCTTGTGAAGCTCGATGAGAGCACCAGAGAGTCGGTCATTAACGTCGTTGGCGACGTTATCAAGAACGGCACTGTGGATCTTAGCGAGCGTCACGGAGGTCAGGGTAAGCCGTCTTCGGACAACAGCGATCCGTCGACTGACATTGATAAGAAGGCTCGTCAGCTTATGAGCGAGAAAGACGGGCTTACTTATCGTCAGGCAGTAAGCATGGTTCTTTCTGAGGATCAGTCGCTTTACTCTGCTCATCGTCAGCAGGTTGAAGGGAGATAAATAATGGCCGGTCCTAATGGTGTTCTCGACAAGGGCTTTCTTGCCGAGAGCGAGGTTAGAGAGTACAGAGCTGTCAAGTTTGCTGACACCAGCAACGATGACCAGTCTGTTGTTGAGTGCGATGCTGCTGGCGAGTTAGCTATTGGTGTTGCTCAGGAGCAGGCTTGGGAAGAGGACAGAGACGTTGGTAAGCGTGTTATCAACGTCCGTATCATGGGCATTACTTGGATGGTCGCTTCTACTAGCGACATTAACCAGGGGTCGAAGGTTTCGACCACTGATGATGGTCGTGCTAAGGTTGCGTCTGCTGGTGACGCTGTCGTTGGATTTGCTTCCATTGGCGCGGACGACGAGGGCGACCTTATCACCGTGTTACTGACGCCTGGCGCTGTCGCTAGCTAAGCTAGCTGAGGAGGATATTTAGAAAATGGCTAACTTCTACGACCCTAGAGGTGGAGGTAACGTCCATTTTGACCAGGTCCTCACTAATATTAGTGTGGACTGGATGAACGAAATGGACCTTGCAGCCGACGCGCTGTTCCCTCCCATTTCGGTGAATCATCAGACTGACAAGTATTACATTTACGACCGTAGCTCTTGGAAGCAAGAGCCTGGCGACGATTACCGTGCGCCTGGTTCGGTTGCTAACGAGATTCCTGGGCGTAAGCTGTCGATGGACACTTACTACACTCAGGAGCACGCTCTCACGGCTGTTGTTACGCCTGAGGAGCGTCAGAACGCTACGGCGCCTATTGATCCTGAGGCTGACGCTGTTACTGACGTCACGAGCAAGATTGCGCGTGGCCGTGAGTTAATGGCTCAGCAGATTGCTGCTAATCCTGACAACTACCTTAGCGACCACGTTGTCACTCTTAGCGGCGACGACCAGTGGGATCAGTCCGACGGCAAGCCCGTTGACGTGATGCGCGACATTACGCGGACGTTCCACCTTAACATGGGCGTCCTTCCTAACGTCGCGGTTATTCCGTGGCGGATTATGTCTTATCTTGAGGACAACGCTCAGTTCTTAGACCGAGTGAAGTACGTTCAGGCTCAGGTTCCTAACCGCGAGCTTGTTCGTCAGTTCTTCGAGATTGACCAGATCGTTGTCCCTGGTGCGCGGTTCGACAAGAGCCGGCATGGTCAGCCTAGCGACATTTCGTACCTGTGGGGCAACAACATCATCCTTGCCTACGTTCCCCCGTCGCCGAGTCTGCGGACTCCGTCTTACGGCTACGAGTTTGTGTGGCCGCTGTACGGTGCTACGCAGTACACGGATCGTTGGTGGAGCGACGAGCGCAAGGCCGACATGATCCGTACTGGTCGTTCTTACGACCTTAAGCTGGTTGCTAAGGAGCCGGAGACTGACGAGACTGGCCGGTTCCAGACTGGCGAGAAGTCTGTGGCTGGCGTTCTTATCAAGGACGTTATTGCTGACGACACTGGTCTTAACACCTAGTAGCGTTTAGCTAATAAGGAGTAACGATGGCTGAACCACAGGCTCAAGCACAGACTAAGTCTGCGCCCAAGGGCAAGACTTTAGTCACTTTGTGCAAGTTTTGGAAAGACGGCACCCTTTATGGCGTTGGAGACGAGGTTTTCCTTTCGCCAGAGGAAGCTGAGCGCAANAAGAAGCTGGGACTCGTTAAGGAGAAGTAGTGATTGATAAGGACGATGTGAAGCAGTTTCTCCCAACGGAGAAGCTGGGCGACACTGAGGATATTTTAGAAACCAAGCTGGCTGAGTCAGCTGGTAATATCGTCGTGTCGAAACTGAGTCCTTATTTCGACACTACTGAATGGGATCAATCTGACGCTCCAGTGCTTGTCAAGACTGTAGTGGCGATGAAGTATGCGTCAATGTGGTACGGCAAGTACTACAGCGATTACGACGGTGAGTACCCTGCGTGGTCGCAGAAACTTGAAGATGACGCAGGCAAGCTCATCGAAGGTATGATTGATGGCCACGTGAAGCTAGAAGAACAGAGCCCTGCTAAGAAGACTACTGGCGCAATCAAAGACGCTAGAGATCCTCTGTTTGAAATGGGTGATCGCTGGTGAGTCAGATGTTCATTCTATCGACCCAATGGGGCGGTGGAGTGCATCCTGGGATGGTTGCCCAGCAGTTTGATGCTATGGGCAACAGAATTGGCGACTTTAGACAAGCTCTTGAAAGAGTCGTCAATGATGTTGCTAGGCATTCTCTTAGACAGAGGTTCGTGACTCAAGGCGAAGGCAGATGGCAGCCGATTACCTTTACGACTCAGATTCTTCGTGAGGAAGCGGGCTATCCTCCGTTGCCCACGATGGATCGACGTAGGGGTGCTATTGGTCTTAAGCACGCCGTTGGCTTTAAGAGAAATTGGAGCATCGGCCAGAACGAAGCTGTTTTCGATAACTTGAATCCTAGGTTCTTCTACGCTGAAAAGCTCCACACTGGGTTCACCACAGCAGCAGGAAGCATGGTGCCTGGTAAAAGAGTCCCAGCTCGTCCCATTTTCTACTTTACTAATGAGGATATCGAACGGATGGAAGATGTGTTCATTGAGCACATGGACAGTTCGATTAGGGGAGTTTGGTAGTGTCTCTGACTCGTAGTGTTGACGAGGTCACACAAGCCTTAGTAGACTTTTTAGAGGAGCAGGACGTTGTTCCTCTCAAGAAAGTCTATTATGGCGACGAGGAAAGAGTCCCACAGACTCCCTCTGCCTCTGTGGTGGTAGAAAGGGAAAGCGACCAGCAGGGTAGCAGTCTTAGGACTGTACATACTTTCAGTGCGTCTATCTTTTTGTATCACGGAGACGTGAAGAACAAAGAGTTGACGCGAAGGAAGTGCAATCAGGATGCAGAGAAGCTAGAGCACCTGCTTAATGGTAACTACCTTGACGGTATCGTTACTATGGGGCTTGTAACTTCTCTCAAGCCTGGGTACAGTGCCAGAACAGAGGAAGTGTTGCTAAAGAGCACTTCGATTACTTGGAGTGCTACGAGCAGAACGGTGGGTAGATGACCAAGATCACGGTTAACCTGCCAAACAGACCAAAAGGGAGTATGGTTGGTATCCCTGGTCTTGGCAGGTTCGAGAATGGCAAGGAGTACGACGTCGATGACAAGGTTCTTAGGCGTCATGCTCAAAGAAAGGGCTACTTGCAGCCTAAGACGGTGTTTGGAGAGCCGTTGAAGAAGGCTGCACCTAAGCCGCCAGAAACTACCGAAAGCGCAACGCAAACCACTAAAGAGGAAGGTGAGTCCTAATGGCGGCACCTCAAGTTGACATTGGTGCTAGTGGTGTAATTGGTGTTGCCATCGAATCGGAGCAGGGCGTTTACGAAGAGCCTACTAAGTTCTTTCCTATTCGCTCTGAGTCGATTCAGTGGGAGCAGGAGAACATTCCCCGTCGTGTGATTAGAGGTACTGCCGACGTTATCGGTATGGTGCGCGGAGACGGGCACCCCGAAGGTAGCGTCGATATGGAGGCCCTGGACGACGTTCTTCCTTATTGGCTTGCTGCTGCGCGCGGTGAGATGACTAAGGAAGAAAACACGGACTATTACACTTACACGTTCACTCCGTCGAGCAGAGCTGTGCCGGATCGTACCTTGTCTGTTACTCTTGTGAGAAACGAGCAGGTATTTGCTTACACCGGCATGGTCGTTGGCTCTATGGAGTTTTCGATCGACGACGGTATGCTTGTCCTTGACGTGACCCTTATGGGCCGCGACGAGGACGACAGTGCTGAGGTTCCTTCCGAGACGTTCGGAGAGGACTGGCCGTTCGGTGCAGGGTCTTACACCATTGAGATCCCGACTGGGACTGTGGTGGAGGACACTGACGAGTTTACGCTCACCATTGACGAGAACGCTGAGGTTCAGTACCGTCTGCTTGACCGTACTGGTGCTGCGTTTATCGCTTTTGGTGACAGAGACGTGACTGCCTCTGTTGAGCGTGATTTCAAAGACAAGTCCGTGTACGACGATTTCAGAGACGTTACTTCTCGTTCTCTGAAATTCCGTGCCGAGCAGGATGGCGAAGAGGAGCGTTTCATCGAGATCGAGCTTAATCGTGCGTTCGTTGAGTCGCACGAGGTTAGCCTCGATGATACTGGTGACCTTATTCGCGCTTCTGTGGAGTACACGGGTACTGACACCGAAGATGGTGAAGGTTCTTACGTTATCAAGGTCGGCACCACAGAGGACGTCGACGTTGAGTAAGAAAAAGAAGAAGCCGAGCTATAAGAAAAAGTAAGGAGACATAACCAATGCCGCGAGCCACTTACAATCCCCAGGATACTCGTAGATTCGAGCTGAAGTCTTTGCCTGGAGCTTTTGTTGAGCTTCGATCGCTCGACTTCGGCAAGCAGATTTGGAGACAGCAACTCCAGTCTGCGATGAAAATGACGTCTGACAGCGGTTCTGGCTTCATGGGCCAGATGGACCTTACTAACAAGGACGCTGTGTTCTTCGAGTTTGAGCATTGCGTTGTCGACCACAATCTTGAGGACGACAAGGGCAACAAGCTCAACTTCAAGAAGAGCAGCGACGTTGAGGCTCTTCATCCTCGAATTGGCGACGAGATTAGAGGCTACATTCGAGAGATGAACGATTTTGAGCAGGAGTTAGAGGACCCTTCCTTAGAGACGAACTCTGGGCAGTCATTGCCGGAAACAAGCGGTCAACAGAGTCTCGTCTAGCCGGTTACTGCTTACGCATTTACAATCTAGTTCACACCTACAATACGCTACCAAGAACAGGTGGAATTTACGACCAAAGCGCTTACGACATGGCATGTTTGCACATCGTAAGCGAATTGGTAGCGAAGAAGGAAGAGCTAGACTCTAAGAAGCAACAGAAAAAAGGCAGTAAAAGTGGCAGTCACTCGCAACGTAAGACTAAGGCTTCAAGCTGAGAACGCTAGCCGCCAAGCGTTTCGTTCGTTTGGCGGTGACTTGCGTTGGGTTGCTACCCATGTAAACGACGCCACAATGAGGATGCGTGCCCTCGGCTTCCAGATGGCTGCTGTGGGGACTATCTTCACGGGCGCCGGTGCAGGGATGATCGGTGCTGTGGCTGCTCTTACGAACGAGACTGCACAATTTAATAGAGAATTAGTCATGGCACAGACTCAGGCTGATGATACTAGAATTCAGCTTGAGCAGTTGCAAGGCATTACTCGTGACCTTGCTACTGAGGTGCCAGCAGACATGGCAGAAATGCCTAAGACTCTGTTCGAGCTGTTCTCTACTTTGCACCCTACGCTTGAAGAGACGCCTGTACTGTTAGAGAGCATTTCTAAGGCCAGTATTGCTGGTAACACTGAAATGGCTCAAACAGGCCGTGCTGCACTGAACGTGCTTAACGCATGGGGTATGGAAGCTGAGAGAATCGACGACGTTCTCGATCAGCAATTCCGTACTGTGCAGCGCGGTACTATGCAGCATGAGGAATACGTCCAAAACATTGGACAAATGATTCCTGCTGCTAGGTCTGCTGGTCAGGAAATCGACACTATGAATGGTGCTCTCGCTTTCCTGACTAGGCTCGGTCTGCGTCCTTCGATGGCTGCCACTTCTACTGCACGAGCCTTCGAGCTGTTAGCACGTCCTAGAGTTGGAGACGAGTTAGAAAGAATCGGAGTCGAGGTACAGGACTCCGAAGGCAGATTCCGACAATTCACTGATGTGATTCAGGATATGTCGGATCAGTTTGAAGGAATGACTGAACCTGAAATCTTCGAGCAGTTTGACGAGATTTTCAGGGGTCAGGGTTTCCGTATTCAGGCTCGTAGGTTCTTGCAGCTTGCTGTTGAGAACGCCGAAATGTTCGGCGACATTGTTAGAGACGTTGGCGACGATGCTCTTCCTGGCATGGAAGAGCGTTATGAGATGGTCGCTGATACTGTTTCTGCTCAGCTTGACTTGCTGAGAAACAACTTCCAAGTCCTCAGACAAGAAATGGGCGACGACTTTGTCCCCACTATGAGGACGGTTGTTGAGTCTTTTGAAACTGGTGTTGATGCTCTAAGAGACTGGAACAACCAAAGCGAAATTAGCATTTCTCAGGCTTTGGCTGTTGCAGGTGCGCTTTCTGTTCTCAGCGGCATTTTCTTGAAGATCGCTGGTAGTGCGTTAGTTGTCAAAGCTAACGCGACAATGGCTGGCGTTAAGCTTTCTACATTCTTAGGTAAGGGCAGCGCCGCTATGATTGGCGTTACTGCTCTTGCTGCTGGTTTTGTTTACTTGTTCACTCAGAGCGAGCAGTTTAGAAGTATTTTAGCTACGCTTGGCAACGGCTTACAAGAGTTTGTAACCAATGGTAGCGGAGCCGAGCGAACGTTACTGCTTATTGGCTCTGCTGCTATGTTTGCAGCCATGCGGTTTAGAAAAGTCAATTCTTTTGCTGTGACTACTGCAGCTAGAATTGAAACTAGCATGGCAAGAGCTGTTCAAGGTACTAGAAACTTTATTGCTAGTACCCAAAACGCTAGAGCTTCTATCGCTAGTTATACTCAACAGTATAACACTTTTGCTAGTAGACGAGAAGCCGCAGATAGAAGAATGCAAGCGTCGCGTGCTTGGCTTTCTAGACAAACTCAGTACTATAACGCTCTTGAGCAGCAAGGTTTGCGAGGAGTAATTACTTCTGAGCAAAATCGAGCTGCTGCTGCACAAGCTAGTGCTGCTACTATTAGGTCTGCTAGATCACAAAAAGCTGCTGCTACTAGAGGACTTACTGCTCTCAACGCACAATACGCCACAGAGCTGGCGCATGTAAACAGATACCTCGCGCCGATGATCGGCCACACTACAAGGCTTACTGCTACTAAGTATGCTTTTGCAAGTGCAATGCACGCTGCTAGAGGCGCTGCTGTTGCCCTGTGGGGTATGATTAAGAGCATTGCTCCTTGGCTTGCTCTTGCTGGTGCTATTAGCTTAGTTGTTGGCGGTCTTTATTCTGCTGGACAAGCTAAGCGTCGTGTTGCTCAAGACGCGCAGCAAGTTTCGCAAGCTTTGGGCAACAACATCGAAGACTTTACCGATCTTGCTCAGATTCAAGAAAACTTAGCTGACGTTACACAAGACCTCGTTCGTAACAACGAGGATCTTAACAACGCGCTTCACACTGTTATTGAGGAGTCGAACGAGTTTGACGACGAGTTCTTTGGTGACTTTGTTGACTCTGCTCAAGGTGGCGGAGAAGCGTTAGAAGATTTGTATGCTCGTTGGCGTGAGCTTAACGCAGAGATTGAAGCTGCTCGAGAAGGTGCTGGTCCACAAGCAGGAGCTAGAACTAGATCGGTTATTGCTGACCTTGAAGACGAGCGCGAAGCTATTGCCGAAGCAATTGACGGGCACCGTGAGCTTGAGCGCAGCCTTGAGCGTGGTGTTCGTGAATGGACGCAAAACGAACGCGGCTCCGAAGGATTCAGAGAGTCACTAGTCGAGCTTATCGACTTAATGGAGTCTGGGGATATTCCGTCTATTGGTGATGTTGTTG